GCTATTTAGGGATTGCCTTTCCCATAACAAGAAGGCTACTGTTATTAGCAGTAGCCCTATTATGATAGCTTCAATTTTGTTTTTCATTTACTTTGTGTTGGTCTATTTTATCTAAGATTAACTGCAGTAACTCATTCTTTATCAAGCCTGCTCTGGCTGCGTTCTTGAGTGCACTTATAAGCTGAAAGAGAATGAAGGGAGCACAGATAGTCTCACTTAACCAGAAAGTGCCCTCAAAGCCCTTCTCAATCATTAAAATACCTGTAAGCATAAATACCCACACCATTAAAGTTTTAAGCACGCTAAGAGCCTTATGCGTCTTAAAACCTTCCATCTTAGTTCCTGCCCAGACCCCAAAGAATCCATCTATAAACACAACAGCAACTACAGCTAAGTACTGTTCTATATTATCTGCTCCTAACTTAAGGAAGTAAGTTCCTAAAAAAGCTAAGAGAGTTGTACCTGTGTATAGTAGTGCTGATGTTTTCATTAGTTATTATAGATTTACTATAGAAGGATTACCAAGTGTTGTTTGCATACCATCTTCAAAAATAATGTACCAAAAGTTACTTAAAGAGTTTAACCGAGTCTTAGAAAACTCAATTGCAATTTCTTGTAGTGCTTCTTGGCCTGAATGTTCTGTAGCATACTGATAACCCCATACTTTACCGTAAGGCAAAATAGGATAAGCAAGATTAAATACAGTTTGTAATTGTACTATCCAAGCCTGCTCATCTGTTGTTTGGTATAGTTCAGGTTGACCGCTTGTCATTTGCTGTTCTGGATCAATATAACCATAATTAAAAATACTCGTATCAGTATAAGTGATAAAGTATGTTCTCTGTGTTGGAAATTTTATCTCGCTCATTATATACCTCCGTCTACTATTGTCCAGTTATTTGGTGCAAAATCTAAAATATTTTTACCTGCTTGAGCCTCTGCAGTGTACTTAATAGTTCCAAAACTAATACTCAAGTTAGGTTGTACAGATCTTGAACTCCATCCATTGTAAATGGCATTAAGATTGGCTGCGGAATAGTTGGCTGCTGATTTGCCGTCCATGAAACTTGAAAAGTTAGTTACATTTGATACATTCCAATTTCCAATAGCTTGATTAAAAGTTGTATTAAACCTAAACATTAATGACATATTTGTTACCGCACTTGTATTCCAATTTCCTATTGGCTGATTAAATGTGCTATCTCCAAACATACCAGCCATACTTACCGTACCCGTGTTTTTAATTGTCCAGTTGTTAATATCCGAGGAACCTCCATTGTTAAATGAATAATTCGCTCCAAACATATTTGTGAAACTTGTTACGTTTGACACGTTCCATGCCCCAATGTTTTGATTAAAATTGGATGTGGAAAACATATTATTCATGTCAGTTACCGCACTTGTATTCCATGAGCCAATTGGTTGGTTGAATGCACTATTTAATGAAAACATGCTTGACATATTCGTGACTGCACTTGTGTTCCAACTTGAAATGTTTTGATTGAATGAAGAACTCCTAAACATACTACCCATACTTACCGCACTTGCCGTTCTAATTGTCCAATTATTTATATCTGCTGAGCCTCCATTATTAAATGCGGTTGCCCCATTAAACATAGATGAAAAATTGGTAACATTAGACACGTTCCATGCTCCAATATTTTGATTAAATGAAGACGCATTTTGAAACATTTCTCCCATATTAGTAACTGCACCCGTATTCCAAGAACCAATATCTTGATTGAAAAAATAGTTGCCAAAAAACATCCTATTCATAGTTGTTACGTTTCCTACATTCCAATTGCTAATGTCTCTATTAAAACTATTTTCGTGAAACATATTGTTCATAGTAGTAACTGCACTCGTATTCCAATTATCAATTGGTTGATTAAATGGGCATTGTCTAAACATTTGAGACATTGAAACCGACCCCGTTGTTCTGATAGTCCAATTATTTATATCCGCAGAATTTCCATTGTTAAATCCGCTTATATAAAACATTTCATGAAAATTAAGAACATTTGATACGTTCCAAGAGCCGATTGCCGAATTAAAGTTGTTACAACTTCTAAAATAAGTAGCCAAACTTGTAGTTGTAATAGTAGGAGCATCTGTTGCACTTGCGGTTAAATTTGTACAACCCGCAAATCCCGCATCAACACTAATATTTAAACTACCCCAATTGATAATATCAAGTATTTTTAATCTATCTCCTCCATTATTAAACTGCCATCCTAAAATAGAACCCGTAACACTTATAGTGTAAGTACCTACACTTGCATAAGTGTGAATGGCTAACGTATGATTTGCAATTGTTTCTACAGTTCCGTCCCCCCAATCTACTCGCATATTTAATCCTGTAGAAGTAGTAAGGGGCATTCTAAACTGCGTACTTGTACTACTACCTGCTGAGGTATTGTTCGTATTTACTGTAAATCTAAAAGGAAGTTGATTTACTATACCACCTCCTACTACCCCTATACCAATCCCAATCATTACTTATAAGCAATTATACTACCTGAGGAGATAGCAAATCCTGTAATAATTCCGCCACCTGGAAGGTAAGCAAACTGCTTAAACGTAACTCCACTCATACCATTAGCAGTTAAGCGTTCTACTCCATTAACTTTAAATGAAGTAAAGACTGTGTCTTCTTGTGGTACAATTGCAGTAAACTGTACATCGTTTACAGTTCCTGTTGAGTAACGTACAAAGCCTCCAGCTCCTGCCATTAGACCTGTACTTGCGGCAATCTGTCTTAACTTTTTAGACTGCTCATTAAATAGTTGTTCTGCATTTACGCTCATAGTATATCGGTTTTATCCCAGCCTTGTGGCTCGTATTACAAAGTTACTTTTAATTCTAGTTTTGTCAAGTCATTTATTCAGGTGGTAGATTTCTATCTATCTCGTCCATCAATTCCCTATCCTCAGGACTAGCATTGTAAATTGAGTCATAGTAACTTGTGTTGTTGTTTAACTCTTCCTTAAGCATTTTTCTGTATTGACTTGCTTCTTTTAACACTTCTTTTCCTTTAGGACCTATTTCAAATTTAGGTTTCTTGTATCCTGTTACTTTCTTCAGAAACTTATCTCTCTGCGCAGCTTCTTTTTGACCCAACTGTTGAGACACACGTAGGTTTTCTTCGTATGACCTTAAGAAAGAATAGCCTGTTTTTGGATCAAGTAGAGCATCTTTTTCTTGAGCTAGTTTCACATACTCTACTACAAACTTTGCTCTGTCTTCTTTAGACATAGTAGTTAAACCACCGATGTTTTTAATTGCTTGTTCGTCTACTACAATCTTTGTTTTTCCTGTTGTTGGATCTGTCTCACTTGTAACGGCATCATCAATAGCTTTGATGTCTTCAGTACTCTTAAGTCTCCACCTATCCCAAATATCATCCATCCTACTGTTAATCTCGTTAAGTCTACCATATGGATTAGTAACTCCAGGAACAGGAGTAAACTTAACTTGTTGTGCAAGTCTATAACCTGTATTACCCATAGACTTAACACCTACTTCCATACCAATAACTTTACTAAATCCTACTGCAAACTTACTTCGGCCTGTGTTAAAAGGTATAGCGGGGTTCGCCAATCTATATCCACTGCCATCACTACTCATCTCGTAGTATGGTTCATCAAATATTTCTCCAACATCACCTAAGCTTGCACCACGTTCATACCACTTTTTAGTACGTCCTGGAATACTTGCAACAGCTTCACCTAAAAGACCATAGCCATCTAAAATCTTATCTATAGTTACAATCTGTTGTCCAAATGTTGCAACATAAGCCATACTTAAGATTCTACCTGCTACTCCTTTCTCTTCATAAGGTTTCTTAAGTGGGTCTGTTTTAAATTTATTGTATTGGATAGCTGGTGCAAATACTGGATTCAATGAACCTGCGTTTTCATCAAACATACCCAGTGCTAATTGAGCAATCAAGTACTGTGCCCAATCACTGTAATCGTCATCTTCACCTGCTCCTCTAAGAGCCTGCATAGCTGAGTTTACTATATAGTAACTTAGTAAGTACATTACACTTGCATTGGCCATGTTCCAACCTACACGTTGAGTAGCTTCCTTTTCTCTTTCAGTAAACTGATAGTCCATAGCCAAACTCATACCTTGCCTTCTTACCCCCAAAGCTTTTCTACGAACAGCACCTAAGAATGTAGAGTACATACCCTGATCCATTCTACCTGTAGTTATAGAAAACTTTTTACCACCATACATATTGCTTGCTTGTGGGAATAACCAAGCTTTCATCGACATGAGTGCTTTTAACCACACTACACTTTGGTAGTAGGACCTACCACGTCTCGTGTAGTTACCTTGAGTTGCAGTATAAAGTTGGAAAATTTTATCTCTCATCTCACGTTCTACTTCTTTTAACTTGTCAACTCTACTAGAGATAAATGCTTCTTCAGCTTTAATTCTAGTGTCAAACTTAGCTGCAAGTTGTTTTCCTAACTCAACCTTTTTTACTGTAGAAAGTTTGTCGTAGTTGTCAACTCCATTAGTTTGCAAGTATGAAATAATAAAGTCATTTCGTTCAGCAACTAACTCATTCAGTTTACTGCGATTAATTCCAAATACTCCTTCCTTAGGAACTAACTTACCGTCTATATAGTCATAAGCATCTTGAAGTTTAATCTTTGTTCCAGGCGCTGCGTTAGGACCTTCAAATGGTACATACGTCTTTGCCATAAACGCTTCATAGATACCCATTGTAGATATAGCCTCATTAGAAGAAAAGATTTGAGCATTATAGTTATCTCCGTTTAAGTAGCGTGTTACAAATCCTGAGTTAATTGTACGGTATAAATCAGTAGGGTCAGCAAGAGGGATGGCTCGAAAATAGATTAACTTGGCAACGTAAGGAGTCATTTTAGTCATGCCTTGCTCTAGTCCTATAATCTCAGCTCTATGGTAAGCAGCTTTTGCTACACCTGCCAACATATCTTTTTTACTTAAACCAAACTTAGAAGTGTTTCCTACGGCATTAAGTATGTTACTAGTTATGTTTTTAACTACACGCATAGGATTCCACTTTAACACATACTTTTGGAATGTATTAGTCATGTGGTTAACCAAACGATCAATCACTCTACTTACTGCATTGTTTCCTGTTTTGAGAGAAGCACCATAGAAAAATCTAGCAATCTGGTCATCTATCTGAGTAAGGATAAGTTCTTTCTGACTTTCGTCTGCTCCTACTACTGAGTCTACTAACTTGCCAGAAGATCTTTTAAATTTCTGCCAAACAGTTGCAGCGTCTTGAGGATTTTTTGCGCGGGCTTCTTTTCCTTTAGCAGCGTAAGTATCTCTAATAGCAAAAACTGTAGGTAATGCTTTCTGTAATCCTTTGAACTCAGCAGCATACATTGAGTATGCATGCAATGCACCTAAGATATTATCAGTAGATGCTCCCTCAGATAGTGGCTCTTTGAACCTTGTCTTAATCAAACGTACATTAGTCTTTCTACTAATTTTCTTTTGGGCTTCTCTAATGTCTACTTCTATTTCTTCATCTCCTTGCCCTACAACGTTTTCTTTGAATGCTACCTTTAAAGACTTAATGGCGCTATACAATTTATATAAAGGTCTGAAGTAATCAACTGTCTCTTCTTTACTTTCTTTAGATACGTTAGGCATTACATACCCTTTCAATCTCTGAGACACTGGCATAGAGCGCTGGTCATCTTCATAGATTGCAAGGATATCATTCATGATACCTTTTTCTTCGTCACTTAGTTTAGTGTACTCTTCGTTAACATACTTGTTGTCTTTAGCATCAGTACGGGGGCGTGCTTGTCCTAAGAATTTATAGTTAGGATTTTTATACTCGGTACGTATTCTAGGAGTAGCCCAGTCGAAGCTAGGGCTATCTCTTTTAATATACTTCTGGTTGTTGGGGATAGTCTTTCTCCAAATGTAAATAGGTCGCATCTCTGTAACCTCTCTCATCTCTGGCCTAGACGAACCGTCAGGAAACACAAGCATGTTTCCTGTCTTAACCTCGTAGGTAATAGCAACGTGGTTATTCTTATACCAATCTGTTTCTCTTAATTGTTCATTCAAATACTTTCTAACAAGTATCTCCTTGAACATAGACACTATTGCTTCTTTATCACTTTCTTGGGTTTCAAAGTCTTCTGCGTTTCTACCTACAAAGTATTCATCAGGTTGAAAGTTCTCACTACTTAACAACCTAAGTTGATTTAAAGTAAGTAAGTTTCCATTAGACATAAATGCATCAGCTTCTTTATTAGCCTGGTTGAATATGTCTGTCTTCTGTTCACCAGTTAAATCTGCCTCTAGTTTATGTTTAATTGTCTCTACTGTCTCTGTGTAGTACGGAGTATTTACTTTTGACTGCAGATTATAGAGTTCACTAAACAAAGCCTTTAAAGCATTTTGATCTGCATCAGATATGTTACTGTCTTTCTTAATCTGTTTCTTTAAATCCTCAATAGACTGTTCAATATCCTTGATAGTCTTAGTCAGTCCTTCTGCAACTAGACTACCTTGTATAGTCCCGTCTTGGTCTCTGAAACCTTTAACTGCGCTAAATAATCTTTGATACTTCTCAGTAACTTCTGGATTCTCTCCGTACTTAAGAAGGATGTTTTTAATCTGGTCACTTAAGTTTTGCTGCTTTTCAAAGAACTCAGGTAAAATCTCAACTCTGCTATTTGCATCAAGCCAGTCTGATTGCTTTTTAATTTCAGCTTCTAACTCTAGTTTTTTGTTAAATATAAGACTCTGAATTGCTTCAGCCTGAGATAAGTCGTTAGCGATTATAGCAGCATCTAGTGTATCTTGTAAACTGCTAACCTGAGATTTAAGTTCAGATATCCTTCTAACAAATTGGTCTTTAATCTGATTAAATTTGTTTAGAGTCTCTTCTCCAATAACAAATTCAACAACATCTAACTCCTTACGTGCTTTGTTGTAAGCAATAATAGACTCAGCTATATCACGTTCTTTACTTCCAATAGGTTTTTCAGTACCATCTTCGTTATAGATAGAACCTAATCTCACATAAGCCCTACGCTTAGCTGCTCTTATTTCTCGCATGGTAGGATCGTTCTCTGACTTAGAACCTCTAACAGAGTTAGTCCTAAGTACATCCAAATCCTCATCCCCAAAGACACTACTATAATTTTCTATCTCATTAAGTAACTCTTGACGTGCTTCTCTAGCATCATCACTTAATAATTTCTCTGCCTCATAGTAGTCATTTGTAAACTGAGTCTGTGAGTAGTCATCTAAAAATGTTTTTAACGCTTTTTCAGCTGCTTCAATCTTATCAACTTCTCCAGTTCTACGTGCTTTATACAAAGCATGTTGCAAATCTCCTAAGTCATTTTGAAACTCAGCCTCCTTCATAGGAGTGTTGTATACTTTCTGAGTAACTATTTTGACATTGCCTTTCTTATCATAATACTTTATAGGAACTACTCTAAAGAATCCTTCAAACTTGTCCTTAAGGCTAGAAGTTTTAACAGTAAATTGTCCTTTTACACTTTGCAGAACATTCCTACCAATCCCTTTCTTACGATTTCTTGCAGCTATACGTTCTTCTATCTCTCTAATCTTAGCATCTTTTTCTAAGTTATCGTTAGTTGCATCTGTGGTATGCGCATTTATAAAAGCATTTACAATGTCTACAATAGGTACACCTGAAAAACCACCTACATTTAGATACCTAGTAAACATGTTTTCATTGGCCATTGCTTGGTCCATAGAAGAGTTTAATAAGGCTCTAATGTTTTCAGGAGTAGGTGCAAATGCTAGTGCTTTTTTTACATCTACGATTTGTTTATCAACGTCAAGTAGTAGTTTCTTATTACCAACCTTTTCGTAGTATGCTTTTTTCTCTAGCAATTCTGCTAACTCTTTTCTAAGAGGATGCTCAGGACTCTTCATGTCCTCAGCAATCTTAATAAATAAACGAGAAGCTACTTCTGCTACTGGATCAAGCATGGCACGCCTAGCTCTATCTTCAATTGCATCTACAGCTGCTTTAGATTTTTTTAACTCATCCTCAATAATCTTCCGATAGTCTTCGATATTTGCTACTTCTTTCTGTAGATCTAATCGTTTCTGAGCTACGTCTCTAAGTTGCTTAGCTTCGTAGTCTGAGAAAGTAGCAAAAGTTAATTGGTCTACTAGGTTATTTTGGAAGCCCTCAATCTGTTCTCTAATACTCTGTGCAATTGCAATAGCACTATTGTACTTCTTAAGGAGTACATCAGGCCTATAGTATGACGTAGCTCTAGTTAAGATTTCTAAATCCTCTTCTAACTTAGCTGTAAACTGTCTTAACTCAACTGCAAACTGTCCAGACGCAATTAAACTTCCTGTAATATCCGATGTAGAGATTTTACCAAAGGTATCTTGAAGACGACTGATTGCTCTCAGTTCAATTGTTTCTTTACCACCAATGTCAGTAAGGTTCTGACTCAACTGATTCCAAATTGTACTATCTACGTTACTATCAATGTATTCGTAGAAGTCAGTTAACTTACTATAGATTGTTGGCTTCTGTTCTCTGTTCTGAAAAGGCTGACTAAACCTAACTTGATGTTCTGCTGGACTTTCTGGATAATCCTGTAGTGTCATCAAGTAATCAAAGTAGTCATCTAGGGTTTCCTGCACTTGGTCAAACATGGTAGAACCCATGTCTCCAAAGATGTATCTGTTAAGGAATCCTTTGATGCTATTCCACATCCGTTCTATGATTCCTGCAGATGCCTCTTTTTGCGCCTCTGCTACTTGTAGTTGCTCTCTGAAGTAAGGATTAGACAGGAACTCAGATACAAACTCCTCTACGTTCTTAAGACCATAGTAGCTTTGTAACTCAGGATTCATGTTTCTGTACTTTTGAAAGTACTGTTCCATCTCCTGTACAAACTGTACCTCTTGTGCGTTTCTTGGATTATTTAGGATAGAGATTGTAAAAGCATGTACTGCTTCGTGGATAATCTCTCTAGCCAAGAACTTATTATCAGTAGGAGTGTAAGTTGATTTTGCAATGTATACTGTGTTTGTCTTGGGGTCGTAGAACGAACGCTGATACTCGTCAGTTACATTGAGGTCATCAAACAACGCTAACTTCAGTGTAGGATTCTTTGACATCAAGGGAGACAGCTTCTTAAGTATCTCTTGTTGGAAAGGTTCTAACTCTGAGTTACTAGCTAGGTTATCTATTAACTCTTTAAATGTTGCGTTGTTAAAATCCTGTACTGAGTCAATAACAAACTGAGGAAACTTAAACTTCTCAAGAATCTCTCTACTTATTGGATACTGTTTTTTCTCTCCTACTTTAGGTTTAACTGACAACTGGAATCTGTTTCCTACAGAAATGACTTCATAGTTAATCATGTCAAACTTAGGATTTAACTGAATCTCTAGTCCTATGTTCTCAAGTGCTTTAGGAGAACTAAACGTTTCTCCCAAATAACCAAGTACTCCAATCTCTTCAATCTGTTCTGCTGCTTGTAGTTCTTCTTCGGACATCCCCAACTTAAGGTGTTGGTTAATCTCACGAATCTTAGGCTCACCTGCGTAGTTTACCCGTGTGCTAGCACCGATATGTGGTTTAGTCCAATCAAAGCCAAAGTTGGCCTTGAAGGTATCTGTGGTCA